TTATGCGACACTGTAAACCTCTTTGGCGCGGGTCGTGAACGCCTGAACCATATTCGAGGCCAGCTCTTTAAAGATGCGGCCAAACGCCAGCTCAATCAGCTTATTGGTAAATTCAAAGTCCAGATGGAACTCAATACGGCAGGCGTCCGCGCTCAGTGGGGTAAACTTCCAGCCCCCCATCAGCGTTTTAAACGGACCATCGACCAGATGCATCAAAATACTCTGATTGCTGGTCAGCGTATTGCGGGTGGTGAACGTCTTGCTGATCCCCGCTTTGGAGACATCCACCGCCGCGGTCATCTGCGTCGGGCCAGACTCCAGAACGCGGCTTCCGGTACACCCCGGAATAAATTCTGGATAAGACTGAACATCGTTCACTAACTGATACATCTGTTCCGCGCTGTAAGGCACAAGCGCAGTACGGCTAATCTGAGGCATAGCATTTTCCATGGTCACACAACGGACAAATAATAACATTTATCACCTGTTAAAAAAACGCTAAGCCTCATCTCGTGCTAAGATAGCGCGTTAGACCTCACAGGACGCAATGAGGTGACTTTTTGAAATCAGATTACCGACGGCTTTACGACACTTATGACGAAGAAAAAAGCACATAAACCAGGCTCGGCGACCATTGCGCTCAACAAGCGTGCGCGCCACGAGTATTTCATTGAAGAAGAATTCGAAGCTGGCCTTGCGTTGCAGGGCTGGGAAGTAAAATCGCTGCGCGCCGGGAAAGCCAATATCGGCGACAGCTACGTGATCCTGAAAGATGGCGAAGCTTTCCTGTTCGGTGCGAACTTTACGCCGCTGACCGTCGCCTCGTCACACTATGTGTGTGACCCAACGCGCACCCGTAAGCTGCTGCTAAACAAGCGTGAGCTGGAATCTCTCTACGGACGCATCAACCGCGAAGGTTTCACCGTGGTCGCCCTGTCGCTGTACTGGAAAAACGCCTGGTGCAAGGTGAAGGTTGGCGTCGCGAAGGGTAAAAAGCAGCACGACAAACGTACTGACCTGAAAGAGCGCGAGTGGCAGCTTGATAAAGCGCGCATCATGAAAAACGCAGGACGTTGATTCTGCACACTTATTGTACTATTCAATAAGTTAGCGTTCCGGGCTGGTATCCAGGAAGTGAAATCTGGTATACTCAGTTCAACACTATTGGGGCTGATTCTGGATTCGACGGGATTTGCGAAACCCAAGGTGCATGCCGAGGGGCGGTTTGCCTCGTTAAAAGCCGCAAAAAAATAGTCGCAAACGACGAAAACTACGCTTTAGCAGCTTAATAACCTGCTCTGAGCCCTCTCTCCCTAGCTTCCGCTCTTAAGACGGGGATCAAAGAGAGGTCAAACCCAAAAGAGATCGCGTGGAAGCCCTGCCTGGGGTTGAAGCGTTAAAACTAATCAGGCTAGTTCGTTAGTGGCGTGTCTGTCCGCAGCTGGCGTGCGAATGTAAAGACAAACTAAGCATGTAGTACCGAGGATGTAGAAATTTCGGACGCGGGTTCAACTCCCGCCAGCTCCACCACTTTTGATAGGACTGCAACCGGACAGCGGCAATAAAAACAGCCACTTACGGACACTGACCAGACAGCAGGCAGACCGAGAAAAGACAAAAATATGCACGTGAAATGCACGTGCACTTTAAAAGAACCCCAGATTTCACGGTCTGGGGTTTTTCTATTTGTAACTAATGGTAACAAAATCCCCTCCCCCTTTCGCATCCCGCTCGCCTTGACACTGTTTATTTTTACAGTAAAAATACTGTATACAATAACAGTGGTTTTCCGGAGGCTTTTATGTTCGTTGAGCTGGTTTATGATAAGCGTAATGTTGAGGGGCTCGAAGGGGCCAGAGATATCATTCTGGCCGAGCTGACGAAGCGGGTGCACCAGATTTTCCCTGATGCCGAAGTGAAGGTGAAGCCGATGCAGGCAAACGCCCTGAATAGCGATGCCAGCAAAAGCGATCGGGAAAAGCTCAACCGCATGCTGGAGGAAATGTTTGAAGAGTCAGATATGTGGCTAACGTCTGAATTCCCGACCGTCCGCCAGATCGGTATGTAACAAAATCTGGCAGCCATCTATGATTTGGCTGCCAATATTTAACTACGAACCAGACTCCTTCTCCGCAGTTTCCAGGGCTGCCTTCTGGCGTTGATTCCAAATGCTGCTCTCGGGCATATCCAGGCGAACATCTATCCAGCTATTGGCTGGTACGTCCATCGGTAGACCTTTTGTTTTAACGATCTCACCCTCATCACTCAGCATGTATTTGCGCTTAAACAGGCGGATTGTCAGCTCGCCGTTCTCTGTTTGCTCTGCCTCAACAACACCAAGCTCCCCCATACCACCTGGATCCATAGGTGGTAAGAGTTGCCAGCCAGAAGAAGCCAGGCCTGCTGAACCGGTAAGCGTATAAACACCTACATCAAGACGAGAAATACTGATTCCTTCAGCCTCTGCGTTCGCCGTGCCGCAGCCGCACCAGGAGAAACCATCCTCAGTTATATCGGCGCGCTGGCAGGCTTCTCGGCTCGCTACAATACGAGCAACCGGAGACGCAGCCTTTAGAGTTCCATCGCTGGATTTAGTCGTATTCTGAGTTGTATAGTGCATATTCCACGCAGTGGATGCATCAAGAATTCCTGATGTTTGTGAAAACCGACTATAAAAATATCCATTAGCTTTTATAAAATATTGAGCCCTTCTTGTAGAAGCGTATGCCACCTGCACGCCACAACCGAGTGCAGAATCCGGAGTCTCTCCGTTGCCGGGTGTTGATCCATAAATCAAAAACTGTGTTCCCTGACCCATTGGATATGTTGATCCGGACACTGGTCCTAGCCCGAAGGAATACTCGGTAGTAAGTAATCTACCCGGTGTGCCGTCATCAATAGAAGTCTGTTTAACCAAACCGAGGTTTGTGCGAGCGTCTGATTCATTCTTTGCACCTGTACCGCCCTGTCTGATACTGAGCGCGGTAGTCAGGCCGCTTAGGCTGGTTATATCGCTGTTCGACCCTTTTTTCGCCAGTGACTTCTGCCCTGGTACCGTTACTGCTGTACCGTTAATGGTGATCGTGACATCAGTAGTGCCATTCATTACATCAGCGAAACCGCTCATGTAACGCTGGTACATAGTGAAGGTTTCAGCGATATCCTGCGCCAGACCGTCTACGCTCAGGCTGTCGCTCAGAAGAATGGCGTATTTGGTTCCTGCGGGGATAGCAGGGCTTGCCGCTGGCGTAACGGTGAGACTGGTTGCGCTAACGATGGCGGTAATCTGAAATACCTGCACAGGGCTGGTCATTGCAATAACGGTACAGCCGTTACGAATCAGCGAGCCAGCTGCAGTGAAGTTTGTTCCCGTACCTGTAAGGGTGTTTCCGCTGATGGCAATAGTGCCAGTGGTATAAATCATATTTTCTCCAGGTAATAAAAAACCCCGCCGGAGCGAGGTTGATTTGAATAGACAGTTAATTCAGACGTACATATCGGGAAGAACGGGAAGACTGAGGGGCGTTACCGTGTCATTACCAAAAATGGCATATTGTTCGCGCCCGAGATACTTGCCTCCCTGAACTGATGCGTAACCATTCTGAATTTTTATTCCAAACATTCGATACACATATACTCCGTTAACCTCATGGGTCATTAACCCAAACCTGCCCAGCGGAACATACCCGCTGCCTATGTTCACAGCGCTTTTAGAAGGCGACCAGAGTTGATTGAGGTAAACGAAAGGTCGTTTTGTGGTTGAAAAGGTACAGGCCCCTGCAGCATTGAAAATATTAAGGCCGGTGCCAGGCTGCGGCGCTACGCCACTGGCAAAGATGACAATATCTATCGTGCCGGTCTTTGGAGCATCATCGTTGGTGGATGGAGGGCTGAAGAACCTGACCGTGTTGCCATCGAAATCGACGGTGTTGCCGCTATTGCAGCGCCCAAAGACAATATATTTGGACTTGTCGTACCCCGCTATCGTGGGAACTTCCCAGCCGCCAGTGGGAACATTGACGGTACCCTTCCAGATACACTGCCCTGACTGTGTAGCATTGGTTATTGAGGTGAAGTCAGTGCTGTTGCTGATGAGAAGACCCACACCACTACGCTGGCCTGACGGAAATATCTGCCAGAGGCTACCGGGGAACGTGTACGTACTTTCACGCTCACTGATGCTTACATCCTTCATCGTGGAGTTCTGCGTCACGCGGCCACCGGATATGGTGACCGAGTTCATTTTATGAAGCAGCCCTGAATCAAGATAAGCCGTCGCGTGAGGGATAAACAGCACCTGCGCCCCGGGAACATAACCGGCAACATCAGCGTACTTGGCTTTCTGGTAGCCACTGTCAAAGTTGGCCCCAAACGACGGGCATCGCAGGCCAGCAGTTATCTCCATGCGCTTTCCGCCGTCATTTAGTTCTATCAGTAGTCCTGTCGGCATTTTATGTCCACGTCCCCAGTACGATGCGGCCGCCACCCGGAATATTAATGGTTACGCCATTACCATTAATCACCGTTGTGTTGCCGGAGCCATTGAAAGAAAAATTACCGTTTGTGGCGTAAATCGAGCCACGAACAGTCACGTTGTTAAACACGGCATACCCGGACTTGTTGATATGCCATCCGACATTCCCTGTCCCATCCCAGGTTGATGACTGGATGTAATTACCGATTTTGGTGTTACCGATCGTCCCCTCTCCGATAACAGCATCACGGATTATCAACTGCCCATTTTGCGTGGTGAAGACGATGGTAGGGGTTCCTCCTGCCTGCATCATCACTGCAAAACGATCTGCGACGAATAATACCTGCGACTGCATGCCAGATGGAGTATTCTGAACACCAATGCCCATCCCTGCTGCATACTTATTACCATTAGAATCAACAGCGACCTTGATGCTGTACATCGCATTCAGGTTGTTATTGATGTCCGCTGATACCTGGCTGTTCTGGACAATCACTGCAGACTGACCGTTAACCGTGACCTTTAGCGAATTGATTTGCGTAGCAGACGCCTGGGTAAAATCAGCAAGTGTCTTCGACAGGTCAGTGACATTTGCCGTGTTCCCGCCGGTGCTGGAATCCAAAACGCGCAATGACTCAGCGACAGCTTTACTGGCGTCGGCCATCACATTGTCTACTCGATCGATACTGGCTTTGTTATCTCCATATTGGACGCTCAGGAGGTTGCGCTGGTTAACCTGCGCGAGCGTACTCGTTATTAGCGCGATGGAGTTACTCTGAATGCCGCCGCTGGCCTTATCAGTTTGTGCTCCCAGCTCTTCCAGGCGTGATGCCATTGAGGAATCGAGGTCCGTGACAACCTGGCTAAGGTCAGTGATTGATGCTGTATTCTGAGCACCAACCGCAGCTGCTGAATCAGCTTTGTCAGATGCGGCCTGAGTGGCAGCCGTCAATTGACTTACCGCAGAAGCGCGAGCTTCAGTTTCCGTTGCTAACGCCTGGCGAACTTCAGTAATACCCGCTTCATTCTGTGCAGTTTGTGCCTCAAGACGAGTAACATCCGTGACGCGGGCTTCCGTCTCAGTAGCGATCACCTCCCGGAGTTGTTCGAAGGTCGCAGAGTTAGCGCCCTGCTGGGCTGTCTGCCGCACGACAACATCAGCAATAGCAAGCGCGTTGCCGATGATTGCTTCTGCTGTCTGCTTATTCGAACCTACTGCTGCAGCCAGACCATCGGCGTTCTCCTTAATCGCATCAGACAATTCGGCCAGTTTCTCGCTACTTTCTACGGCACTCTCAATCAGATCCTTGAATACCTCAGAATCTTTAATTTCCTCCAGGATCACATCTGTGATGTCGGAGACATCGATGCTGGCCTGTCCTCGCACCCATTCTGTGTACCCTGATTCGTTGCCGCTGCGGTCCACCAGCTGCGCGCGGTACCAGAAAATCTGCCCAGCCTTAAGGCCCATCTGCTGATATTTGCGCTGCGGGTAAGGCACATCAGCCAGCAGCATTGCATCGTCCTCGGTACCGGTCAGGCTATACTGAATTTCCGTCTTCAGCGTGTCGTCGGTATTCGCCGGGAATCCCCAGTTCAGCTCGATGCCGAAAACCACATTTTCAGAAGCGATGAAGCCAACCGGCTTCGGTGGATTACCCACTTTACCCGTAAGATTTACTTCTGCTGATGTTGCCCAGACTGATGAAACGTCGCTGGCGTTCACCGCCCTGACGCGCACCAGATAACGTCCGGAGTAGATACCCTGCACTTCAAAACCGAGAGAAGACGTTCGGGGCACACTAATCCAGTTGCCACTGTCACGCCGCCATTCAGCCTCGTACGCAACTGCCCCCTGAACAGCATCCCAGGCAACGCGCATGGTGGTAATCGCAATGTTCTGGTTAACCGTAGAGTAACTGTCTACGACGATATTTCCTGGGGGAGCCTGAACCCCTGGCGGAATGACACTGACTGGCCGCTCGTCCAGTCTTGCGCCGGTATCAACAGCGGAATAGATATCAGGGTTGTAAGTCGTCCCGGTGACCTCGAAAGTACCGTCGTTGTTGTCCCGCGTTCCCGTAACACGGAAAAGCGCTATAAACAGATCGTCAGAGTCCACACCCCAGTTACATTCAGCCTCCGGCGTTTCGCTGTAGGGTGTGGTGACAGTGACTGTGTTTCCGTTAACGGCCTGGACCGTTCTGGCCTGAGCTGTGCCTGACGGAAGATTCAAAAACAGCCGGTTCCCGTCCTTCACATCAGCGGCTCGATCGAGGGTTATGTTGCGGCCGTTAACCGCACTCACCCTGCCACCGATAGTTCTTCCGGCCAGCTCGTTAGCTGCCACGCCGATCACCTCACCAACGGGGGGAACGTCCATGCCTGTGCTGAAAGTCACCACCTCGCCAATACCGTTAGTAAGCAGCGCCCAGCGCCCCCGACGGTTTGCCTCTGACTGCCTGGTGCAGCCGATTGCAGTCATTTCGAGCTGACGATAATCGAAGCGCATGGCCAGATCGTTATCGTAAACAGGCTCAGGCGTGTCTTTATAGTGGTTGGCCGGGTCTGACCAGTTCACCAGTGCGGCGGTGTTTCGGGTAGTTTCACTCGGGTCCGCAAAGGTAAATTTACCCTCAACCACGCTGGCGTGGTTATAGATATGCCACACATCACGGGGCATATCGGCGAGGACATACATCTTATTGTCGCCCCAGTACGTCATACCGCGAAAAATACCTGCCAAATCACGCAGTACGGTCCAGGCGTCATTACGGTCCTGGATATAGACGTTGCAACGAAAACGCGGCTCCGTCCCGCTGCCGCCCTTTCCGTCTGGTACCAGCTGATCGCAATACTGGGCGATGCGATAAAGCTCCCATTTGTCTATCTGAGTCGCGTCGATTCTTTGACCCAGCCCGAAACGCTCGTTCAGAATGATGTCGTAATAAATCCAGGCGGGGTTATCCGTCCATACCCATTTAAACACACCTTCCCATGTACCAGAGTAAGTGCGGGTTTCAGGATCGTAGGTATCAGGTACACGGATGATTCGCCCTTTCGGATTACACACAACCTGAGGAATGCCATTAGGGAACTGCTTTGCGTCAAACTCTACATACAGCAGCGCTGTGTTAACGTAGCGAAGTTTGGCGTCAATAATTTCAGTAACGGCCACAACGCGCATGGTGTCGACGATATTCACGCTCGTGGAATCCGGCGTGATTCTGCGAACCCGCAACTGCCATCCAGTCGAGGCTTTCGGAAGATTGACGCGGTGACTGCGCTCATAAAGCGACGTGGTTTTGTCATCAACAGCACCGTTAACCACCGTTTCATACGGCCCGCCATCGACCGACAGATCGATAGCATACTCAACGCGGGTGCCGACTTTATCTCCGTTGTTTTTCTGGAGTAAAAGAGTTGGCCATCCCAGGCGAATTCGCAGCGCAGAGAGCTGCGTGTTGGATACCGCGCGCACGTACGGCACAGCCTGTTTCAGCTCATATGAAACCTGAAGTTCGTTTTCAATGCCCGGAAAGCCCTGAATGTAATCCTGGTCCTGAGTACCGGAACGGAACTCGTATTTTACATTATTGAAATTGTAACTTCCGTCGGCGTTCTGGAGAGGCGTGTATGAAGATGAGTCACCAAGGAAAATATTTTTACCATCAAGCCCACCGGCGAACTCCCCCTCCCCAAGAGCAATAAGCACTTTTGCCCTGGCAATGGACTGAATGCTGTCCGGTGCCTCAACAGGCGTTCGGGTCTGATTGCTGCCACCTTTGCCGCGGCCTTTGATGATTGTCGTCGTCATATCGCGTCCATAAAAAAAGCCACCGTTAGGTGGCTTACAGTGGGTGGTTTGGTTTATTGCTGATCTTCTGCATATATCCCGGCGGAGATAATAGCGCCGCCTATTTCTCGCTGACCATAAAGCAGGGGAACGGGATTACCGGAAGCTGTCGTATTAACGGGTCCACCAAACGCATAGGAAGGTTTGTTATCAGGATCTTGCCGCATTCGCAGACCTGAAACCTGAGGAGAGAGCATCTGCACTACACCACCAACGGCCATAGAACCAGCTGCGGCATATAGTGCCATTTGTGTGCTTGCTGCCCATCCTATTGGGTTCCACCAGGTAAAGGCCGCAATTGCGGCGGCAGTAACAATTTGAAAGAGCCCCGCCCTTTTACTACCGCGTATGACAGGGATAATACGGAGCTCATCACCAGGCCCAAGAAGATCAAACTCTTCCTTGCCTATGTTTATTTGGTTTCGGAAGATGACAAAGTCCAGCCCTTTCGCTCTGGTCTCTCGCAGGTAGGCATCAAAGCCGTCAATGGTGTTAGAAAGCGCCCTGAAAACTTCGCTGGCGGACGTTAGTGCACGGCGATGTGTCCTGCCAAATCGCTGAGCCATTGAGCCGCTGAGTTTGATAACGGTTTTTCTTTCCATTACATCAAATCCTTATAACGCAGAATTTTGATGGTACGGTCACGGTAATAGCCACCGTAGGGAATACGCTGGCTTAGCTGGCCATACATGTGGTGAAGGAGCACATTACCCTCAAGCAAAATACCCGCGTGGTTTGGGACTGTGGACTGTACCTGCATGATTACCATGTCACCTGGCTGGGAAGGGCCGTCGAACTCCCTGAAACCACACTCATACCAGTTGTCCATGTAGAGGTTTTCGCCCTGCTCCCACCAGTGACGATCCACGCTGTAATTCGGTAACTTAATACCGTGCTCTGTGCGGAAATAATCCATGATGAGAGACCAGCAGTCGGCATGACCGAGCACAAACTGGCGACCAGTTAACGGGCGATCACCACGAGGCATGACGGTGCGAATGTCGCCCTCCGGCCACGATGCAATAATCCAGGGCAGTTCCGTGGCATCACACATCAGCATGTCGAGCTCGCTCGGCTGAGTTGTTGCCCCGTCGCCGGGATGGCTGTGGACGATCGCCACCACAGTGCCCTGCTCTTCGGCGGCCGCATAATCCTCAGGATTAAGTTCAAATTGCTCAGTCGGCGACTCAGCATTATTTTTGCAGGGGATGTATTTCTCCACCCGCCCCTTCTGAATAACCACGCCACAGCACTCCTCGGGGAAGGATGCGGCGGCATGCGCCAGAATGGCGCTAACTGTTTTGTCGCGCATGATTATCCTCTCAGAAGTGAAGCGCCGGGGAACCCGCCATAATCCAGCTGTTCATTCTCTCCGAAGCGAGGTTTACAGCCCGTTGACAGCAATCCGGAGCAAACATCCTGTGAAGGATCGTCCACCCGATTGCCGTCTTTATCGAACCAGCCGTTTTGCCCGGCGTAGGTGCAGCCGTTCCCGGTTTTGTACCAGCCCCGCATGCACCACGTGCACATTGGCTGAATTTGCCGGGTCGGAATGAGCTGCCCTCGCAGATCGGCTGGACTGGAAAGCTCAAACTCTACGGTTTCATCGTCTGACCCTGATTTACGGTCGATGTAATAAACCTGTTTGCGCTCCTCGTTGGGATTCGCAGTCGGGTTCCCGCCAGGAAAATTTCTTGCGTCCAGATAGTGTGCGAAAGTGTCATGGATGATCACCTTAGCTTTAGCCATCCCCTGAAATCTTCGGCACAGCGAGCCAATCGTACCGCTGATGTTTGCAACAGTGAGTGACGGCCGTGAGCTCTGGCCGTCACTGCTGACAGATATGCCGGTCAGTTCATACGGCCACGCGCCATACTCCTGCCCCTGCCACCACACCGACTTCGGCTCAAGTTTTGACTCGTCGCCACCTGCGGCGATGATTTCCGCCTCGGCATGCGGAATTGTCTCGTTGTGAAAGCGAAGAATACCGGCACCGAAAGCTGAGCCGTCCACCTCGATCAGGCGGACGCGTTTACCCGGTTCCAGTTTCTGGACATCAGATGAAATACTCATGGATGGTATGCCTGTATGAATGTGCTACTGAGGGTGTATTTCTTGTTGCCGTGGGTAGATATCTGGAAGGATTCCGCGCGCCATAAGCCTGAGGGCTCAAGCGGCGGCTTCCAGATAAATGACTTCCACCCGGCATGTCTGTTGAGAAAGTTTTTAATGGCCTGAATGTAAGCCTCGTCACCGGTAAAGCTCACGCTCCATTGAGGTGTTACCGGGTTGATACCGTCCCCGGCCACCTGCGCATAGCCATCGCCAAACTGTGCCTTTCTGGTACGAAAATTTGTATCAACCTGAGAGGCAACCTTTGGGCACCAGCTGAAGGTTTCGACTGCCATGGTTAAACTCCCTTGATTAATCGCCACAGAGGCGAACCCGGCATGCTGGCCTGTTCGTTAATGACACCAGTGATGGCATCCTTAAGCTGCCTGCCTGCTGCTCCGGCAGTACCCTGACTGGACGCCTGTGGAGAACCGCCCTGAATATTGATATCGCCGAAGTTAACTGAAGGCACGCCGCCAGAGACCTGCGGCATCCCTACTGCGCGAACAGCAAGATCACCATTAGGTGCCCGCGTGAGTGGCATAATGGCTTCAGGACCTGCCTCGCCGAAAATCCCCGCACCTTTGGCAAAAGCAAACAGCTGAGGCGTCTGAAAAACGCCATTGCTGTAAGCGCTCAGGGACGGAGAGTCGTAAACATTACCCTTCGCATTAAAGGTAAAGTTCGCGCCGGCATTCTGAATAGCGGTACCGCTGCTGGCGGTTGCGGCTGATGAGGTGCCAAAACTGAACAGTGATCCAATTGAGCTGACGCCATTAGCAACAGCCATATTCACCAGGACGTTCTGGATAATCTTCAGTACGCTGACGCCCCAGTCCTTCCAGCTGTCAACGTTACCATTGAGCATGTCGGTGATCGTGGTGACCGCGCCACCCATGGCCTGCTTCATGCCGTCAGCGGCCATGGAAGAATAATCAGTAGCTTCGTCCACCCAGTTCGCATAACCCTCAGACAGTCCCGTCATCCAGTCGTCACGCTGCGCATCAGAAGCTGCGTAATATCCCTCCTGGTCGCGCAGGCGCTCTTCGAGGTAGCGCTTATTAAGTGCCAGCCCCTGCTGATAGAACGTCTCGTCGATTTCACCAGCCTGACGCTGGCGGAGAAGATCGGTATTCTTCTGCTCAAACTCCTTACGCAGATTGAACTGCTCCTGAAGTCTTTCACGGAACCTGGTTCCCTGCCCGTATCCCAGCAGTTGCGCTTCATTGGCTGCGCGGGCGCTGGCGTTACTGTCGGCAAGGTTGGCTTCGTAATTTCGCAGTTGCTCACGTAATTTAACCTGGTCAATCAGCGCAGCATTCTGCAATACCGTCTTTTTCTGGGCTTCTGTCAGAGAAGCAAGTTCGCCCTGGCTGACCTGGTACTTAACCTTCGCCAGTTCAGTATTCTGGCCTTGCAGGGCAATCTGCTCTTTTTGCTGCTTGATAAGGCGCTTATACACATCCTCGGTTTTCTCGCCTTCGGTTTTACCTCCCTTCGCCTTAGGTTTGTTGGCCTCATTATTCCGCCATTCAGCAAGACCGTTATTAATCAACTCCTGACGGGCTGTCTGGAATTGTGGATCACTGGTTAACCCCAGATCATCGGCTGCATAACTCAGTCGCAGGCGCTCTTTTGCTTCACCCTTCAGGCGTGATAACTCCAGATCCCGGCGGCTCTTTTCGAGGGCATCGGTTTGCTTTTTGTCGAGGTCTGCCTGAGGAAGCCTGAGCGGGACGTTAGCCAGCCCCTGACGCGCCATAAGGAGTTGGTTACCCAGGCCGAGCAATCGATTAAGTTCATCGTGCTGCCCATTCATCAACAGGAGTGATTGATAAGCCCGGTTCTGATTCGCTGCCTCCTCCCGAATTAGCGTCACTCGCCGATGCTCAAGACCTTCAAGAACCTGTTGGATAGAGGCTGATTTTTCCTGCATTTGAGCAAGTCTTTCCTGCTCAACAGATAACTGTTCTGTAGCTGTAGCCAGCCCACGAGTTACGGTGTCCAAAGATGTCAGGTGGTTAATCATGAAACCACTGCTGGTCGTTGGGCCGGGATTACTGATCACTGACTGATAACCAGCTATCTGCTCTTTCAGGGTTTCAATCTTGCTCTTTTGTTCATCCACCAGCCTGTTCTGTTCATTCAATGCTGCGCGCGTTTTCTCAGCATTGTCTGAAGCTTCAGGCAAAGTCATTGCCTTCGACTTTTTACTGACTTCATCAATCGTGGTGGCGTATTCCTGAGCAGAACGACGGGCCTGCTCCTGATTCTGATACATCGCATACCAAGCGCCAGCCCCTAACATTACCAAGCCAGGAACTCCGCCGATGAGGCCAAGTGCGCGGCTCATGAGGCGAGTACCAACGGATGTCACGCTGTTGAGGTTATTCTGAGTGGACACTCGATTTGCCAGATTCCTGTCTCTGTCTGCCTCCGCAGAAGCCAGTCGCCTTTCAGCAATGGCTTGGGCATCGGCATTTTTGGCGGACACCAGACCTGCCTTTGCTCGATCTAGTGCGGCTCTGGCCCTTACTTTTTCTGTAGCGGTTCCGCTAGCAATGGCTGAAGTGAGCCTAGATTCTGCGGCGGTGACTTTTGCTTCCGCTGCCGCAATTTTCTCTTGCTGAGCAGCCTGAACTTCTGCGCTTTTTGATCTTTGGACAGCTTGATGTGCCCGGTATACTTCAGCCCTTGAAGCTGCAACAGCAGACTGAGCTGCTTTATCCTGCGCAACAGCAAGCGCGACCTCTGACTTCGCTGCTGAAATTAGCGCTCCTGTTGCACTCGTGGCGCTGGTTACAACTCCGCTTAGGTATCGTGCCAGCCCCACGCCAACAAGCGCCCCTGCCACAGTTGTTATTGTGGACATATTGTCAGCAACGTCATTCAGCGCGCCGCTCACTGCTGATGAGGTAAAAGAATCAAGCGTCTGGGCAACATTATCCAATCCGCCAGACAAAGCATCAGTAGCACCGGTAGCCTGGTTTACACCGCCCACCCATGCCATGAATGAGTTAGTGACTTTTTGCAGGGAGCCGGAAACAGTCTGCGGCATGTTGGCAAATTCGCCCTGTAATGCCCCTAACTGGCTCATTAAAGCTGGCACAACCTTATCAATCGTAAGTTGCCCTTGATCTGCCATGCTTTTCAGGTCTTTACGAGCGACACCCATTCCCGCAGCCAGAGCGCGGATTACCCGATCACCGGCTTCGTTAACGGCATTAAATTCTTCACCACGAAGAACGCCTTGTGCGAGCGCCTGGCTGAATTGAGTGATAACAGAACTCGCTTCCTGGGTGTTAGCCCCAGAAAGTTTGAGGCCGGTAGAGACAGCTTCTGTAATTTTCAGAACTTCGTCAGAGCTATAACCGTACTCGCGCATTGAGGCTGCTGCGCGGGAAAAAAGGTTTGCGTTATCTGAAAATGCCGTGCCGGTTCTTTGGCTGATTTCCATTAACTGACGCTGTGAAGCGGCAAAATCATCAGCAGAAGATGATGCCTGTTTAAGGCGAGCGTTTACGGAGTTCCACTCATCAGCAATCTGCACAATTTTACCCGTTGCAAAAGCTGCCGTAGCTGCGGCGGCAGCCCTTCCAGCAGATGCAAATCCGGCAGTCAAATCAGAGAGCGCCCTTTCGCTCTCTCTGGCAGCAGCAGCGGCCTGCCGACCACCATTCTGCATAGTGCGGTAATAATCCTGCCCCATTCGTGAGGCGCGGGAAATTTCCGTCTGGAATGATTGCGAGTTAGCGGAAATTTTAATAATCAATTCACGTAATGTTGCCATCACATTTCTCCAGGCGAAAAAAAACCCGCCGAGGCGGGCTTCCTTATTTTGATGCGGGCACGAGTGCGGGACTCGCTTCTTTCGGTGATAGTGTGTACATACCACCATTGAAAGGATCTACAGCAAGCCAACCGATGAGCCCACCAAAAACAATATTTCCTGCAATATACCAACCATTAGCGCCAGCCTTTACAGGAAGGGTCACTGGTTCAAAACCATCTTTTGTGAATGTGATCTGGTAATTTTTCTTGCCAAAATAACTGCCATCTGACTTTGCCAAAGTTACGCCTTGTGGGGTTTTACCCTGAGCAACAATCTTTCCTGAGTCATCTTTAACTTGGAAATCAGCGCCATTTGGCTCACTATTGACCTGAACAAGCTGCGTGTCATCTCCAACAATTGTGGCACATCCAGATAGAGCAAAACAGCCAAGCACCAATGCCATCATTAGCTTTTTCATTATTCATTCCCATTAGTAATAAAAATCGCACAAAATGTAACATAAATATGCTTTTTATCAATTCAGAGAATCACCTATTGACTGCCTCGGCTGTTAAAGCAGCCTCAAGAGCAGCAAATGGGTCCTTCGGTGCTGACTGCTCGCCATCCCCCCAGCGCAGAATCGCATCGTCAAGCTGAACTTTGGCCCCCTGTGAACCGTAAATTGCAGAGACAATCTGGGCGGCCTGAATGTCACCGCGAATATCGCCAACCGGACTTTGCCTGTCGAACTCAATCCACATCAGAAGCTCGCTTGCCGTCATATTCTGCCGAAGCTCTGAGAGCGTGCGCCCCATCCGGAGCGCAAGCGACATCAGAAACTTTACGCCGGGGGTTGAGACTTTTCCCGCGCTTCGTCCGCATTGTTGATCAGGTCAAGCGCCTGTTTGAGCAGGCGTGAATGGACGGGGCCGTAGATTTCACGCACCTGCTCTTCTTCGTCTACGCTGAATACCGGCTGCTTATCGGTGTCACACAGAACGTCAATGAAGAGCACCACGTCAGCGCAAAGATTACGGTGTGCCTTTTCCGATACTGACACATTTTCATCATCAGCACCCGCTTTCACCACTTCCTGCCAGCGCAGCCAGGCTTCACCTGACGGCTCACGGAGAACCACTTTGACGCCTTCCCACTCAGGAACGGCGACCGTCTTATGACGAAATCCCGACATCTTAGCCAGGGCGAGATTTTTAATATTCTTCATGAGACCTCTCAGGAGCCAGACTCGATGTTTTCAGGCTTACCTTTCAGGCGCAGGGAGAACGTTGCCGCCACTACGCCGTTGGTACCGGAAGACCAGGTGTGCTGGCGGATTTCAGCCAGGAACTTAAAGCCCTTGCCGGACGGGAAGATAACCTGGAACGCGTAGGTCGTATCGTTGTCATACGCTTCACGCAAGGCGTCCTGCGCCGGATTCTTGTAGAAGTTGCCGGACAGAGAGATTTCTGACGGAGAAGACAGGCCGTTGATGTTCTCCTGCTCGGTAGAGCAAAGTGTTGTTACGTCGATATCCTGCTTCTGACCACCGGTGAACTGAATTTCTTTGATGGTGCAACTCAGATCGAGGAAGGTTGCGGAATCCATCGATTCTTTGGTGGCTGGCAGAGAGGAAATAAGGATCTTCGTCAGCTGCGATTTTTCATAAAGTGCAGACATAGCTTTCTCCTGGAAAAAGAAAACCCGCCATCAGGCGGGTTCGTTGGGTGAATTAATTGTCAGGGGGTAACCCTGAAATCGATGGTCATGCGGTAGAGTCGTCGATGGGGCTCGTATCCGGGGAGCCTGGCGACCTCCGTCGGGTTTAGTGGCCGTAGCGCCACTAGAGCATCTTCCACTAGCGCGCGCGCCTCTTTGATGGAGGTTGAGTAAGCATCTACCTGAATGGAAACCCTGCTCTCTGCCTGTCCACACAGCACGTCAGCGGAAACATCATCGACGATGGAAAAGATAATCCAGGGTGGAGAGACAGACGGTTTCCCGTCACTACCTAATGGCGCAACATAGGGATATACCCGTCCTTCTGCCAGGGGAGAGAGCAAGGCGTAGATATTATCTTCATTCACTTGCTCAATACCTCATCAATAGCCTGATTCATCCTGGCAATGGCGACGCTGGCGGCCTCTTCCTCGCGCGTATCGTAAGCGGGTCGCACAAACGGATGTGCAGGCATGTTGGCCGTTCCCAGCTCCACAAAGCGCCAGTAAAAAGCGTTTCTCGGGTTATTCGCCTTCATCGTGTTATCGCTGTTGCCGGTGCGCGGGTTAACGCCACGAATATGGACGCCGGAAGTAATCTCCCCGCGGCGGCGGCTTTTTTGGGTCACCACCACCACGTTTTTTTTCAGTTTCTCGGTACGCACCGGCGCACGGGCGATCACTTCTTCCTTAAGCACTTCGGCGCCAGCGCGCGTGGCATCACGCAGAACCTTGTTGTTTTCAGCGCGGCTAAGCGCCTCCAGATCCTTTGCGATGTTATTTAACCCGGAAAAATCGAGGCTCGTCTCAATCATTTTTCAGCTCCCGTTTTGCAAAGAATTTCGAGCTGAATACCGCGAGAATCAGGGATTGGTTGACCAACGATATTCAAAATGGTCCCTTTGAACGGGCCAGTCATAACCCTGAGTCTGGACGCAGCAGTTATATCGTTACGAAATCGAGTCCATACCCTGATAGTGGCTACGGCCGTTTCTGCACCAGCGGCTACTAACTCACGCCCACTGATGCCCCTAACTTCTGCCCAGGTTTCTGCGCCGTCATGCCACGTTTCAACAGGCTGACCAGAAGGATCACGCGATGTTGTGATGTTCTGAATTACCACCCTGTCTCTCAGTCTTCCGGCCTGCATAACCCCTCCTACACTCCGTAAATTCGGTATGGCTGAAGCAGGGCTTCAACTGCAAGCGGGACCTCTGCAACGGTTTGCCCGATGGCCACGGATTCCCTGTTTGCATACCAGTGACCGATAAGCAGTAGCATGGCTGCCTTGACATCATCATTGAGCAGTATCGAGTCCGGGTCGTCAGCGTAGCCAGGGCTGCTTTCCTTTTCATAGAGCGTTCGGCGTGTCCATGTCTGGACGTACCGGGCCGCTGCACCTGTGTAAATCTCCAGCAGAGCATCATCACCCGTAAAGTCGGTATCAATGCGGCAATGCTGTTTCACCACATTCTGATCAAGCATTTGTTTGCCCCGAAAAAAGCGGCCCGAAGGCCGCAATAGTTATCAGCTACCCGCGCCGGTGCTGAATGAACCGTACACGAACGCTTCAGGGCGTTTCACAGCCAGCGCCAGACGTTCTTCGCAACGGATGGTGATCATGTTTTTCTCGAAGTCGTCGGCGTTCTCCGTGGAGATAACCACGTTCGCATCTTCGCGGTCGAAGATTTGCGCACCAGCGTTAAATGCACCGGTCAGGAATTTACCCTGGAAGGCTGCCGCTTCCGTTGCAACAACCGGCAGGCCCCACAGAGTCGGACCAGTCAGCGCCGCAGGGTTCGCCAGAATGTAACGACCCAGGCTGTCTTTGGTCAGCTCGATCCGCGCCCAGTCAATGAAGTGAAGAACATGACCAGACGCCGGGAAGCGTGCCAGCTGTGCCTGCAACATTGCCAGACGCAGATCGTCAATCCCGCTCTGCTGTTCGACAGTGAACGCCGGATTGAACGCTGACGCCTGAGGAACGATGCCGTGCAGATGAACGCCGGTACCATCACCGAAGAGAATTTCCTGCTCTTCTGCATACTTCAGTCCGTAGCGCATTTCGGCATCAACGGTGGACTGCAACTGTGCGAAGTCATCCAGGATCTGCTTTGAGGCTTTGAACAGGTGCGCGATGGTGCTGACGCCAGTGATTTTCGGCGTGAACTCAATTTCGCTGTATGGTTTCTGCGTATTTTCAGGAACCACTTTCGCGTTATTGGTAAAGCCTGTCTGCTGCACCCAGAAAATGGCTGAGGAGGACGTACGGCCTGGAGCAATCAGATCGCGGATGAACAGGCGCTGTTTCGGTGCCGTATCGATACCCGGCAGGCGCTGTGGCTCCACAACACCATCAGGCACATCCACCGAAGTCAGAGCGGCCTTAACCGGGATGCTGATGCGCTTACCGCCTTCCACGCTGGAAGCAAAGGTTTTCAGGGCTTCAGCGGAGATCACCTGGTGGCCAACGGACTCGACAACCTGTTTCGCGTTTGCCAGCGGCATCTGGGCAACATGTTGCTCCAGTTCGCCCATTGCGGCCTTCAGGGTTTTTTCAGCTTCACGCAGCGCATTGAACTCAGAAGCCATTTTATCAACCGCAGCTTTTGTTTCTTCTGACAGCCTGCCTGACTTCTGCGCCTCTTTGAGTGCGTCTTCTGCTTTAGCGTTGAATTTGCCGGTTGCCTCTTCAATGCTGGCAGTGACTTTTTTCAGAATTTCGTTTACTTCAGACATAAAGGGTCCTTATTTGACTAACGCCGCAAGAGCGCTTTCAAGTGAATTGAGGGTTTCAGGTTTGATATCTTCGGCAGCGCCAGGCGTACCGTCGTTGGTGGTGGCAGCGCCAGGCATGCCACCGGATAAGGCTTTAATGAGTTTTCTGCGCTCAGAGCGCGGGGTGTTGGTTTTAGCCAGCAGCGCATCAAGTTTGCGAAGCGCGGCCGCGGGTGATTCATCGCCATCACTGACCGCATCAGCAGAAAGCAGGCTGTCTGCCAGTCCCTTCGCCACAGCGTCACTGCCACCGATATAACTCTCGGCATCCATCAGTTTCTGAACAGCTGCCATATCAAGGCCGGAACGCGCCGCGTAGATGTCTGCCATAGCGTTATCGAAGGGCTCCAGAGACTGTGCCAGTTCCGCAAAGTCATGGCGGTTACCCATCGCGTAGACCCAGCAGTTGTGGATCATCAGGAAGGCACCACGACCGATCTGAATATCATCCCCGGCCATCGCAATGACCGAGGCGGCACTGGCGGCAATACCGAGCACCTTCACCGTCACACGGCCTTCGTATTCACGCAGAAGGTTGTAGATGGCCAGGCCTTCAAACATGTCACCGCCAGGGGAGTTGATATTGACCGTGACGTCAGCGCCATTCATCGCCCGTAGCGCACCGGCGATACGTTTGGCTGTTACGCCTTCACCCCAGTAGTCCTGCCCGATCACATCAAAAACAGAAATACTGTTGTCGTCAGTGGCCGCAGCCTTGATCCCGCCGTCCCAGCGGTCCAGTGCGGACGGTAATGTTTCACAGGTAACACGTGCGCAGGGGCGACCCGCCGGTGCTACCGGAAGTTGTTTTTTGCTCATCAGGAAAGTGCTCCTAAGCGGCCTGTTTCAGCGGAGATTGTTCAAAGGAAATATCGGGGAATACGTGGTTGTGCAGTTCTCTCAGAGCCAGAGACTGAACAGCAGGATTGCTGCTTTCGAGATTTTTCAGTTGCGTCAGGTTGAGCTGAACGGTGTAAATGTCACCCCCTTCAATCGGTGGCATATTTTCAAGACGGCGCACGTCATTACGGGACATCCACCCATTCTGGAGCGCGCTGGTATAGTACGCAGCACGGCCCGCGCTGTCGGCGCGCAGCAGTCCTTCTACGGAGAACTCCGCGAACACCTCATCATCGCTGTCCAGCAGGCACCGTCCAATTTCCTGTTCTATGTTCACCAGCAGGGGTCGCAGGGTGTGCGTCAGAAAAAGAAGGTTCATACCCTCCAGACTCGAAGCCCAGCTGCTCTGCTTTGTTGTATGCCCAACCATATAAGGCGGAACGCGGAACCAGCGGCAGATTTCCTCAATGCTGAATGAACGGCTTTCAAGAAGCTGCGCAGCCTCCGGGTTCATTGTAACGTTCTGGTAAGTTAATTTATTTTCCAGAACCATCAGCTTTCCGGCATTTTTTGAACCGATAAATGACTGAAGGTTCTGGCGCAGTCGATCGCGCTGCTCCTTCGTCAGTGCATTTTCAGAGGACAAAAATCCGGTGCTTTGAAGGCCATTCTCGAAAATTTTTGCTGCCGCTTCATCCACTGACATAGCAGCGCCAAATACATCAACGCCCGCCATCGTTGGCATCATCCCGCAAACGCCATCAAGCCCGAATCCGCGAATGTGCATCATGTTTTTAACCGGAATGATGCGTTCGTTTCCGTTTTCAGTGTATTTGTATTCCAGCGCCCCGGTAGTGAGCCGTTTAACCACCATGTTCTGCGGCAGCAAAGGCACCAGCGAAACCAGGCGGTTTGCGATGAATTTCTTCTCAATGAAGGCATTCCCGCGAAGACAAATACTGGCTACTACCATCAACATAAAGCGGGATGGCGTCATTTCTGAGTTAGGGCGACGGCACAGCACCGAATAGGCCGGGTGATCTGTCGCAGCCTTTCGAGACCCGTCAGGCTGGCGCACGTATATTTTCAGTGGGAGTGTTGAAATGGACTCACTCAACAGCCTGACACAAGCCCAGACAGCAGAGAGTTTTATCGCTTTATCAGCGGTAACAACCTTTCCGCTGCTACTGGTGCCATACCATTCACGCCAGAATTCACCTGTCGTGAGACTGATTGGTACTCCCAGCCAGTTTAACAGGGCGCTTTTTACACGCCCGGGTTGTTTATTCTTAGCCATCAGATACCCACTATGATCGGTTCGTCAAAAAATCCATCGACATCGCCCTCATCCCCAACATCCCCTTCAGATGCACCAATAGCCATAGCAGATGCCACTACGCCATCAATACGGCCGGTACTCTTTTTCTTGGCAAAGATCCGGTTTTCTTTCTGATCGGCTTCGGTTACTGCTGATGCAGCATTCCAGCGCAGGCAGGGATTGGTTTTGATGATGATGTCGCCGTCATCCAGCCGCTGTTCGAACAGCTCAATAGAGTGCGGCATCCATAACCCTGACTCCTGGGCTTTGTAGTACCCCTGCCCGTGAGGGATCAAAGGCACTGATACGCTGGCATCTTCCAGTTCAGGTTCAAGATATTTGATTCGATACTGGTCAAAGGCTATCGCCTTGATAAAAAACATCTGAGAAAGGTCAGCTATACGTTCAGCAACGAATCCGTACTTAACCGCTTTCCCTGGCGTGGTATGAATGTATCCATCCCGCTCCCACGCGTCATAAGGAACCCGATCCGTTTTAGCCCGATCAAGCAACGTGTCTTTCGGTGTCCAGAACTCCACCAGCAGTTTTCTTTTTTTCGGGAAAAACAGCGCCAGCGCGGTAAGGTCCCGGCTTCCAGAAAGGTCAAGGCCGCCATAACATTCCTCACCCTGCAATTCATGCAGGTCGAAGTCCTCTTCGCACCCCATCCACACATCGCTGCTCATCCAGGGGTTATCGGCGTCAACCCACTGACAGAAGTTGAGGCGGCGAACGATACTCTCTTTCGACGGCATGCCACGCGCCTGGGTGACCTGTTCCCTCAGATAACGGTCTGTGAAGGTGTGACCAAGCGACGGGTTAGCTTTCTTCCAGCATGACTCGTCCTTAAATGGGTCCTCCCCTTCATCAAGCGAGCAGATGAACGAAAAGAAACTGTCATCCTCAATAGAACCTTCTGCAACTTTACGCCCGTACTCGTGGTAGTCATAACAGACGCTGGTTTTATCGTGGCCGCTGTTGGTGATCATGAAAATCAGCGCCTGCCGACGTCCTTTCGTACCGGCGCGCATCATCTCAACGACCTGGTTGTTCTTATGCTCGTGAATCTCGTCAATCAGTGCACAATGCGGACGCGGTCCTGACTGTCCATCATCAGAACTGATGGGTCTGAAGAAAGACCCCGTCTGAAGGAAAGCCAGGTTCCACTCCTTCCCGGCTCCGCCTGATTTATTAATCCGCTGCGCCAGCGCTGGTGACTGATCAACCATCGCCACCGCATCCCTGAACAGGATCATGGCCTGATCTTTTTTCGTGGCCGCGGCATATACCTCAGCACGTGGTTCTTTATCAGCTGTCAGGCAGTAGAGCCCTACTCCGCCAGCCAGCGGTGACTTCCCCGAACCTTTACCCGATTCGACATACACCATGCGAAAACGACGGTAGTTTTCAGAGTTTTTCCACCCAAATATCGAACCAACAATGAAACACTGCCAGGGCAGGAGGATAAAAGGATTACCTTCATGCTCGCCGCCGTTGAGCTTCAGCACTTTCGCGAAAAAGTCGATGGCGCGCTGCGCTGCTTCTGTATCCCAAAACATCCCCCGGGCATGACAGGATTCAAGGTCCTTAAGGTGTCGTTTACAGGCATTTCTAATATCCGGCCCGGCGATTTCCTTACCTGAAACTACATCCATGGCGTATCGCGTTGCGGGATCAACCGAAGAACTGGTTGAACGGGTCTTCTTCTTTTTCTCCACCATCCACTTTCACCTTCGTTCTGGCGGCCGGAGTGAGACCGAATTCAACCAGGTAGCTTTTAAATCGACGATCGGCGTCGGCAAGCATGGCAACCGCCGGGTTTGCTTTAATCAAAAAACCGCCCTCTGTCTGCACAGTGTACGTTCGCCCTTCGCCGGCGATCGTGAGACGGAGTTGCAGAATGTCGGCGTAAATATCACAAAGACGTTCGAGCGCCAGCGTATCGGCAATGGTCAAAATCCCCATGCCGTCGAGTAGCACTGTTAGCTTTCCCCAGGCCACCTTTCCCCAGTCAGTGAGGTGCTCGGGTGGACTCGGAATTTCTCGCGCAGGTGTGGGCTCTTTGTCGTTGAGTTTGCGTTTGCCCGGGTTGCCGGTTACCACTTTCAGGTGGGTCGGTTTCGGGCGTCGTCCTGCCATCGGAACCTCCCGGAAAAAAACTTTTCATTTCGCGGTTGTGCACAAAAAGGATGGGCGGCGGTCATTCAGGGGCTTAGTCCTGAACTTTTACCCCACCCTTCCCCTGCTCACTCACGAATGAGAAATGTTATCGTTTGAACCAGTGCGAAGTCGGATCAAGAGGAAGGCCGCTTTCATCACAGCCGATGATAGTGCCGCGCTTCTCCATCCTCTGCTTCGTTGAATCATGATGCTGCTTGCACAGGCCCTGCCAGTTACTGCGGCTCCAGAAGAGCTTCTGGGCTTTGCTTATCGCTGCCGCATCGCCAGATCGGAGAGCTTCTTTCAGTTTGTGCGGAATGATGTGGTCTACAACCGTTGCTGCTGCCACCCTTCCCTGCTCCCGGCACATCACACAGAGAGGATGTGCGCGGAGGAAGACAAGACGCTCTCTGTCCCATTTGCTGCCGTAGATACGCGGTTCTTTATTCACGCCAACCTCCACGCCCGGCGGCGTTCTGTGCGTGGCGCTGAGTCAGGGTGACGCTCAACCGGTTCGCCGTCAGCATGGTCCACCAGCGAGTAACACGGATAGATCACTGAGCCACCCCATGCATCACCCACAGCGTAATCGGCGGGCTTGCTGTTATCCCAGCGGGATAGCACGCGCTGCACATGCTCAGGCGGGACGCTGTAGCAAACGCCGTGAATGAGTCTCGACAGCGTGATGTAATCAGCGCGAGTCTTATCAGCCACCATTAGCCGCTCAGCAACCTGCATCTGATACTGCGGCGGTCGGCCCGTGCCGAGATAAAAGCTCAGCATGTCATCAGGGAAACGCACCAGCCAGTCAGTTACCTTTTCGGTGAATCCCTGCACCGGTAGCGCGTCGTCTTCCAGCACAACTACCCGGCAGGTTTGTTCTGCTGACCACTCAAGCGCGCGGCGATGATTCCAGTTCGCGCCGTGGTTATCGTCATCAACCAGCAGATGAGCATGCAGCAGTGCAGCAAGACGTTGTGCAGGCCCTAAGCGGGTATGATGGCCGACCACCACAAACTTAATCTCTTCAGCCACCAGCAAATCTCCAATAAAAAAAGCCGCACGATGGCGGCTACTGTCTGAATATCAGGATGTTACTTCACATTAACCCTGGTTAAGGTAAGCATTCAGCCCGTCAGTGGTGGGACACTGGCGCATTCAATGCAGAGGGATGGCTGATTACCTCTGAAAAGGAAAATACCCATGGGTTCCATGTCAGAACTGGAAAAAGCAGTTGCAGATTTACAACGTGAATTACAGATTGAAAAAGCCACCAATAAACTGGTTTTTTCTCTGATTATTGAAGCTGTTAACAAGCTGTCACCAAAACAGAATGTTAGGGACGTCCTAATGGATGTACTGAAGGAGGTTACACCGCCTGAAATTTCTTCGGCCCCAGATGCTCACGAAGCGATTAAGAGAGTTGAGAAAATAATTCAGAAGAAACAACCGCGTTCGTAACTTCCTGAATTAAATCGTCAGCGGCTCGGTGCTGAGCCGCATTCACAATCTGATCGATCATAGTTTTCGCGTAAGTTTCAGCGCGCTGCTTGTAACCTTCAAGAGTGAAGTCTGCTGTAATGTCTTCACGATAAGGTACAGTCAACATTGTTTTTTGATCGAGTTGTACTTTGACGTCACCGCCAATAGCCTCAACCATTTTACAGTCCAGCCCTTCTGCTGAAGAGTAACCATTGACTTTGAAACCTACAGTTTTTTGAGTCGGAAACTCAACCTTATACGAAATCATAAGACCTCCTGTTATTTATGGCGCCACCAGGCATTTTCTTTGCCGATGCCATCAGTTTTGAAAACGGTATGCACTAGAGGGCCGGTGACCAGCCTGTCAGCGAATGACTTCGCGACAATTCCGAACGCCATCATGTCGCCTACCGCGGCGACAGCCTGTTCTTTCTTCCAGAAACGGTAGCTCTCTATCCGGTAGTAAAGGCGGATGATGCCGTGAGCGAACGCCATTACATCAGCGCGGGTACCACCCAGCAGACCAGCGTTTAGCATCACATCGTTGCGGTGCGCTTCGATGAACTCCTGATAGATACGCTCTGGATGATTCTGCTTTGCCCAAGTGTCAGCGTATGTCTTCGGTTCTGAACCTACATAAACATTACCGGGCTGCATTTCTTCCCACGGTGCGCGAAGCATTTCGACATCGGTTCCATCGGTACACCAGACGAAACGGTATTCATGATGATCGCGCAGGTGCTGCCAGATGTGCAGCCAGCGCCGGAAGTAGACATTCATCTTCACGTCAGGTACGAGATACAGCTCAACATCTGCCGGGGCAGTCAGTAATTCATCCACCAGCGCAATACGTCCACAATTCCGAAGCGAGGCCGCCCACCTGTTAAGCATGTCAGGTGAGGCCGTCATTTTCGTGCCGCGCTGAGGGTCAGGCTGGCTGGTCAGTAACGTAGTGATAACCACGTCGCGCTGACGCCGATATTCAACGTAACCGGTAAAGCCGGTATCACGTCGTTCGTTGTGGATCTTCACATTACGTTCCACCAGCGCCTGGCGGTCTGGCCTCGGTACCGAGCGCTCCACCGCTTCATGCTCATCGAGGGAATGAATCAGCTTGTCTGAACCGAGGACATCAGCGTAAGCCCACGTAGTCAGTCCTGCGTTATGGATGCGCAAGGCGAGGTCGCTGTGCTCGTACATGCCGCGACCATAAACCGGATCGAATCCGCCCACCTTCTCGATGGTGCTGCGGTGGTAGTAAAGCATCACACCGCGCTGCCCGGTGTAAGCAACATGCTTATCATCACGGTACAGCTCCGCCATGTCGTGCAGCTTATTGCGCCCGGCCAGATCCAGAAACTGGTAAGCCAGGTGCGGCTCAGGTGATTCAATGTAAGGGAGGTGCCAATTATCGACTATGGGCCAGGCATCATCATCCCACAAAAAAAGATGCTCGCACCCGGCATCCATCAGGGCTGACAGGCTGGCGTTCTTCGAAGCAACAATGCCGAGTGATTCATCATGGCGAAGCAGCTGCACGCCGTCGGGCACTACCGCTGCAGGTTTTGAACCATCATCAATAACAACCACCAGCGCGCCGGCTGGCAGGTGCCTCAGATGCTGTTCGAGTGAACGTTTTAAAACGTCTGCGCGATGATGTGTCGAAATGGCAATGCCGATCCGGGATGAAACTACGCTGGCGGGAGCATACGGGACACCATCAATAGTGACCTGCATTTGATTTTCCTTTTAGACGTGAGCCTGTCGCACGGCAAAGCCGCCGAAAGTTAACGGTTTGCCCAGGCTCACAGCTGAAAGACTTTCTTAGATGTGCGCGTGCGATGCGCATAAAAAAGCCCCGCAAATTGCGAGGTCGATTTATCCCCTCTAAGGGATATTCAGTTCTTTATCCCTTAGAGGGGATAACCAATGTTATTGCCATTAAAAAACCGCCTTCAGGCGGTTAGATATAGCGATTTAAAATCTTGGTGCTATGCCATACTTCGGCGTCTTTATGTTCGCAGCCCAGACTTTGATATCGTTCTGAAGCAGCAAAGTGAAATCTGACTTGAGGTGGTTAACCATCTCATTGACCTTTTCGGCATCATTAACTGCAAAGTGCTCAATCCTGTTTGCCCCGACCGACACACACCTGTAAGTTGCAGGAACATCCTTCCCATTCACATTAAGCAACTCCTTCTTATCTCCACAACTGCCATCGGACATATAGGACACCAGCATATTTGCTGCTCCCCTCCCGGGTTGAGAGATGCTTATCATGACAGGCAATCCCTCTGAGGTCTGCGTAATGTCGTAAAGCACTGCATCTTTCTGATACCAGGTATTGTATTCCCTTTCCTGAAAGGCTGAGTATGAGGGTGACGATATCGCCACCAGAAAAGCGATTGTAATAGATTGAATTTTCATCGGTTGTTATCGTTGTGTTTAGTTGAATTTATTATTCATATTTTGCTAAAAACAACAACAATCTAAGATTAATCCTACTATTTTTAGCGGTGCTAAAGTATCTTTTACCCAAAGTGAAGTACTCATTTATCTCAAACCATTACAGCATTATAAATGCCGATAATTTGCATTAAGTACAAATTTACCCAATGGAAAAGAAAAGAATCTGCAATAACTTCTCAATAAATTATCAGTACTCAAGAAAATCGCCCTTATCCTTAGTGAGCGTTTTTGAATGGACAACTGGTCTTTACGTTTCTTCCTTGATGTCTAATGACAAAGAATCGCTTATTAAGCAATTAGTGGAGTACGCCCAACTCAACGGGCAGGAAGAAATCCAATTGCGTAAGATGATCATATGATTGATTAAACTGCTTATGTTTATAACCATTATCAAGCCCACCAGCAGGTGAGCTTTGTAATGGCTGCCACTACCCGAAGTGGCCACGCTCATGCCCTTGAGTCTCTGTCGCTTATTAGCCGCTGATAACCGGTGCGCGTATGGCGTTCGTGCTGCTTTACCGGAGCATGTTCCCTTACTTACCCTCACAACTGTCTGCTATACCTGCTCGCCATTACGCGACTCGGGGCAGCATCATGACTGCTGCATTACCTTTCAGCGGCGGTCTATCCGCTTTACTACTTCAAATCGACTTTCTCCTTTTGGCAGTTCACCTGCCACGATTTGTTATGCGCCAGGATGTCTTTCTTCGTCTGGCGGTCCAGAACGTCAATATCGTGGTTTGTCAGATAGATAATCCGGCTCCACAGGCAGCCCGTATCAATCACCACCGGGGCGGGTGAAGTTTTCGCGCAGCTCGCGATCAACATCGTCATCAGGCATGTGATTAACAGTCTGCTGGACATTACTAGCCTCTTTAGTGACTTCCGCTTTACGTTCTGCCGCCGCAACGGTCGCCGCTGCATTCTCTTCTGTGCGCTGCTGATCGGCTTTAGCCTCTGCTTTACTGGTGCCGCGAATATGGCCCAGGCCGAAAGCGCCAGCGATGGCGGCAATTACTGCTGCAGCAATACCAAATAAAGTTTCAAACCCCATAGTGACCTCACACCAGGACAGATTTCGCCAGGTTAAACAGCGCGCGGCGTTTATCCAGCCCGTTACGTCCGCCATTGATAAGCAGCGTGACGCGCTCCACGTCGCCGGAATGGAGCAGGCATCCGTGCGAGACATAGAACCATGCAGCTGAGCGAGCAGCATATTCATCCTGTTCCAGCAATTCAGGCTGGGTTACAAGGTCCAACTTCAGCGCGTGGCCACAGTTGCGGTAATTGCTGAGCCCGGTGATTTGCTTCAGGCCGCGACCGCGATATTTCCAGCCATCACCAGCAACCTGGTTGCCCAGGTTCTTTTTGCCCCACTCACCGCCATAAACCAGATTGGCTATCGCTTTCTGATTTGCCGGTTGCGTTGCCGTTCTGCCGAGCGCGGCGGCCTGCTGGGGAGTAATGCGGTGTCTGCCGAATGTAGGCACTAAGTTTTCAGCCGCGTAATTCAGGTTTTCCACCAGCCGGGTAAATCCCGTGGACTCATGCCCCATCTGTGCGATGAACATGGCCTGATCGAGCGGCGCCGTGATGCCGAATTCCTTCATTGCAGCATCGATATGCTGAAACCAGCGCAAAGCGAGCCCGGCGCTAATGCCAGCCGCCTTTTGAAATAGTATTTGGTTCATTAGTGCCTCAGAAGATCAACCAGACGCGCCAGATTTCCCCGGACCTTCATAACAGCTGCGCATATCAGGAGGTTCGACATCACCACCAGCCAACTGGAGTCACGATAGAGGCCGAAGATGAATTGCCATGGGATTACTGCGTAAACCAGGATGGTTATATACGCCAGGATTGAGATAAAAGGACGGTGCCGGGCACCATGGCGCTGGTAGAACATCAGAACGACGACGATCACCGAGCAGATAAACGCGTTAAAGACAGCTGACGGGTCAATTACCATTTCCCCCTCCTCCGCGTAACCGTGAGAAAAAACCGAACAGGGTGTTCAGGTCCTGGTTATTAAGAAAAGTTAGGATTTTTATACACAGTGCAGACAAAATCACTGCACCGAGTGCATCCAGTGGTTTTTCATAACTCGAGGCAGCATTTAGCCATGAACCAACAAACCCGGCGCCAAGCACTCCAACAATGAATGATGTAAGGAAATATGCAGCCAGGCGAGCACGCGTAAGGTTTGCAGCTGTCGCGACGTAAAACACCGCACCACCAAACGCTCCAAACACCACGCCGAAATCTGTATGAGTAAAGACACCATACAGGACTGAACCCAGCAGGCCTCCGCCGAGAACTGCACCAGTGCCGGTTAATGGATCGGACATTACGCCCCCTCTGTAATTGCTATGAATCCTCTCAGTAAGTTTGAGGGGAAATAATAAAAGCCCGCTGTTGATGGCGGGCTAATGAGTTGACTATTTGTAAGGTAGGTGTGAGTAAGACTTATGCTCAGAGGTGAAGCTGTATCGGCTGATTCACTATCGGTCCAGGAGAACCACCGGGCATTCAGTTACTTCCCACAACTCAAAGCGTAGCAGCAGTTTGCAAAACCATAAAAAAAGGCCTGCGTTTTATGGCAGGCTCTCAAGGAATTTGAAACTTGTATTGTTGTTGTCATGGTGCCGGGTGCCTCCCGGTGACTCTACCCCAGTCAGCAAAGCCGCGCGCATACCTGCAGATAGCAGTTGACTGGAACGCCCTTTCGCTTAGAAAGGATTCACCACACAAACAAATTACGCCGAAATCATTCCGCCGGTCAATACTTCATTGCCGTGAGTTCTCTCAGAAGGAGGGGAAACAAAAAAGGCCACCCGAAGGTAGCCCGTAGTAATGATTGTGAAGGCTGGAGTCGAACCAACTTCCATCGGTGCGCTGCCGATTGGGTTACGCGCGCCTTGTGGTTACTTATCTAGAATTATCACCGCAAAACTATTCCCTAGCTCGCCGCTGAGCTTCATCACAATGGGGATCGCTTTGCCGCGCCAGGGAAGTGTGCCTGGACTCATCGGGATGCCGTCACATACTCAAAGCGATTTCCATTGTGTTGCAACTAAAAAGCCCCACCATTGCTGGCAGGGCTTGATTGCTTGATTTCGTTTGGACGGTATCTTCCACGATTAGAAGCATACAGGACAAGTTCGGACAAAATCAAGCTTAAAGTTGCTAAGATGCTAAATTTTGTTCACATCATCACGAAAGCTCGTTGCGCCTTGAAACGCCGAGTCTGCTTTTTGTTCTTCCCTGTGGCAGACATCGACAAGCACCTCCAGAAATGGCTTCCAGTTACGGGTCCATGTTCTCACGTGCAGATCAGGGACGCGCTTCAGTATCGCTTTATACGCCGCTGTAGAGGGCACCGCAGAGAATCCGTTTCCACTGCAGCGCTCACAGGTTTTAAACACCGGCGCGCCGCGCTCGCTTGTGGCTTTGCGGTCTAGAACCTCGCCTTTACCGCCGCAACGACAACGGGCGCTGATCGTTCCCTTGCCTTCGCAAGCATCACAGACCGCCGGTACAACCTCTGTTACCTCCGTCCACTGCTCCCAGTCAGACGGTCGAACAGCACGAGAGCGGCAGGCCCAGTATGGAGCTTTACCCCATGGGTACGAAACCTTGCGGGTAATCTGCTCGCGGGTTGTTCGTCCGGTACCACTGCAACTGTGACATGTCACGCTGGTAGCCGCCGAACGGGAGTAATCGGCAAAGGCAAATTGTGCCAACATCTGCATGCACCATCCGAACTGCCCACCAGCTGCTTTGCGAACATTTTTCGGCGCGACGTCCATCGCATAACGCATCAGCGCCTGTACTGCGAGCTGTTCATCCGTTTTGCTGATACCAGCCTTTCCGAAGAAAGCGGCCATGCCGAACCGCGCACGGCTGCTGGTGGTACCAATCGCCGCCATAACATCAGTGCCGGTGAGACGATCCGGAGAGGTTCCCTTCACGTCGTCGCTGATATGCATTCCCTGAGGGCTGAAATGTTTGAGTGATGCTTCCAGTTTCATTGAATGGTTTCTCCTTTTTCAGCAGTGCCAAACCAGCCCGGGTGCGCCCACTGGACATCAGTAACTTTATCCCCGTTACCCCACAGCGTCAGAGTACGCATAGCAACGTAGTGCATGAGGATTTTTTCATACTCTCGCCACTCATCATCAGGAGTGTCTTCAACAAATTCAGCGATGGCGTCAGCAATAAGACCGAAACACTCAGGAAAGTCACTATGACCGATTGCGATGTCTTTGGCCGCTTCCTGAAGCTCCAAAAAACGCTGCTTGGTAAAGAGGTACGACATTTCTCTAATTAGGCGATCCATTTTTAATACCTCGTTGCGTTGGTGGCTTCCCACTCAATATCAAGTTCACTTTGCTGTTTGCCGGCCAAGTAATTGAATGGCCCTTTATCACCCTCGATAAACTGGTGTGAGCGGGAATCAAAGTTGGCCCCTATGTCTCCGATCCAGCCTTCCCCTTCACGTTGTTTCAACAGGCGGATCATCGAGGCGGGCATTTGGATAGCAGTCTGTTCGTCCTTATCAAGACTCTCATACCCCATTCTTTCAGCCTTGCGCTGCGCCAGTTCGCGGGGGATATTGCGCCAGACGGCCATAACGTTGTCGGGCATGTCGGTTAAAGCGCCAGTGCCTTTAACATCCATCTTTCCTGTTGGTGCAGCTTCGTTTGTTTTTCTGGCATGCGTTACCAGCAGAACGTGGCAATTGTGCTCGTTTTTGAAGTCGCATAAGGTATCGATAAATTCTTTCTGACCGCCGTAGTCCTCTTCATCGAGTCCACACTTTGCCAGGTTATCGATAACGAAAAGATCGATTCCATAACGGCGTCTGGCATAGGCAAATATTTCCAGCAGACGGTCGGCCTTGGCCGTTCCGGTAAGTTTGAATACCCAAAGGCGGTCAGAAAACCATTCGTTGGTCATAATGATTTCTTCACGTTTCGGGGAGGAAGTGCAGATGGTTTGCCGCGTGAGTCGGGCAAGCATTTTGCCTGGTTTAAGCTCCAGAGAAGCAATACAGGTCCTGACGCCCTGACTCATCGCATCAATCGCGATATGTCCAACGAGCTCTGTTTTGCCATGCCCATTCACGCCATTGACGAGGGTCAGTTCACCGGCACGGAACTTAAAGTTGTTGTTCAGCGAAGCCCATGGGCTTGTAAACAGACCGGTATCCCGATGTTCGAATGCCTCGATAGTTTCCTGAAGCAAGTCCCCTGCTGAGCAAAGCTCGTCGGGATCGAAAAATTTAGCGCGCTCCATGTATTCCAGAATGGAGTCGCTGTCCATGCCGTTCATGAGACAATCGTTGATATCTTTGTGCGGAAGTTCAACCATACGGCAACGATGCTCACCAAGACGTCTGGCGATTTCTTTTGCCGCTTCACGGCCTACATCGTCGTTGTCCAGGCACAGCCAGATTTCCTGGAAGCGATCGAGGTTGTGATACTCGTATTCAATCCACTGCTGTTTGGCACCCTTGCCGCCGCCAAAGGGAACAGACAGGGCATCATAGCCAAGCTGCGTGAAGGTCATGCAGTCAATCTCACCCTCGCACAGCACTACCAGACGGGTGTTTTTATCCAGGGCCTGCCAGCCGAAGAGGCAGGGTTCACAATCAGCCTCAGCCATAATCAACTTTTTGCCGTTTGGCCGCTCGGTACCAATACGTTTCACCTGCAGCAGTTCGCCATTCCGGATGTACGGGAATGCTACAGCAGGCACCTCGCGATTTTCATCGTGATACCAGACCACCGCATCAGACACACGGAACAGATCCGCCGTCTCGCGGGTGATTCCACGCGTAGCCAGGTAATCGTAACAATTGCTCGCTTTTTTCACGCCCTTCTTCGTCGGCCTGGAGAATGTTTTTTTCTTCGCCTCGAAATGGTGATCGTCGTCTTTCAGACCGAGAAATTCTTTTGCCTCACGCATCGCATCATGCAGCTGGCAGTTGCGTACCAACACCCACAAATCAAGCAGATCACCACTGTCGCCGCTGGCGAAGTCTGCCCACGTTTTTTTGCCACCGATGTTAATTTTAAGGCTCTTTCCGGCGTCACCGTTGGTATTCCCAACACACCATTCTTTGCCTTCCAGGTGACCTTTTGGCAGCAGGTACTTTGCAACCCTTTCGGCGTTGTCCCATAATTTTTCTGAAAGTTCGGCGGGCGTCATGCTCACTCACTCCGTAAATCAAATTTAACAAAACACCATGTCACGAATCCCTCGCTCAGAACGCCGTGGTTATATCCAGCCACCAGCACGCGTTTGAGGAATGGTTTCATTGGCGATACCCACCGCGCTTCATGCGCTCAATAGCGGCCTGGTTGATAAACACCTCTGCCGAACCATTTCCGGATGGCGTGTACCATGAGCTGGATCCGGACTCGCTGGAAACTGTTGCTCCGGATGTTTCTGGCTCGGTTGCTGGTTTGTTTGGCACACGATCGGGAAATAGCCCCTGCCACCCACCGGCAATTGAACGGCGGATCACTTCATCGGCGTTCTGGTGACCAGCAAGCTGCTTAGCCTGGTAGGTGCATGTTGTTTCCGTCAGAGGTTGACGCTTCTCCCGGCGAAATTTAATCCAGTCAAGCCAGATTTCACTACTGACGTTTTCAGGTTTTAGCCGTGCAGGGTCGAACGAGTTTTTTTTCTGGCGCTTTGCGCGCGCTTCTTGTGGTTCATGATCTTTTACTTGTGGATCAGGTTTTAAACCTTGTGGATCATGTCCCCCAGAATCTGACGGGTCAAAACGGTTGTTTTTGCCAGAATCTGACGGGTCAAGTGCACTTGAGGCGCTCATTTCTGACGCGTCAAAATCTGACTTGTCAAAATCCGATGAGTCAGAATCTGACGGGTCAAAACGGTTGTTTTTACATCGTTCCAGACAGATAGATGCTCTCTCTCGAAGTGCGATCTCCTCCAGTTTTTCGACATTCAGAAAGTACATGTTGGACGTGTTTCGGTTGCCGTTTCTGCGATTTTCACGGCGAAGCCATTTCTCTGATTCAAGTTCAGCAATGGCTGTTCGTATGGTGCTCTCACCCGCGCCAAGTTGGCGAGCAATGGTTTTGATGCCAGGATAGCTTTTCCCATCATCACTGGAATAATCAGCAAGGCGTACCATAACCATCAGGCGAGTGCCTCTGACACCAGAAACAGCACAGGCATCCCAGACATAACCCTGCAGTTTGCTGCTCATACGACCTCGCTGGCATCAAAATTTTTTAATTGAATAATCAGTGTTGGCGGCGCGTTGGTGAGAATATCTTCGGATATAACTCCCGCGCTAATTTGCTTTTCAATCCACAATTTCAACGCGATTTTCTCTGCGGCACTCTCAGCACTGATTGCCAGATTTCCGTTGTTGTCGAATTTCGCTTTCATGCTGAAACCCTCGTAAAATATTGTTGAAACTTCCAGACAGGCTGCATGCATTCATGCGGATAATTCTGCCTGGTGAAGTACACCTGCTGTTTATCCCGATTCCAGCCGGTGACATGCACAATCACACCGCGCGGATCGCGATAATCGATATCCAATGGCTTAACTTGGTTTTCGGTAGTGATTGAGTGCGACATGTCACACCTCAGAACCGCTCTTGAAAACCAACTGTTCTTTTGTAATAACTGGCTTATTCACGAATGACTTTGATGCGCTCTCGATCGCCAATGCCAGTCTGGGGGAAGCATTGCGATGACCATAAGCAATGAGATTCAGGTATCCCGGAGATGTGCCTGATTTTTTAGCAAGATCTGCCCACTGCTCTTTTGTTGAGCACTTACGCCAAGCAAGTAATTGGTTGTTCATTACGGTCTCCTGTTGCAATGAATCAACTTTATCTTTTTGCTAAATTAAATGCAATAATCATTTAGCAGTTTGTGTATTTACCACATTGCTAAATAATGAGATTATTTTGACATGGACATAAAAAGCATACGCAAATCAAACCTTGAGCAGCTCATTGTTGAGTTCCTGAAGCGCGACAGACATACGACAAAAGCAGCTTTCGCAGAATTGTGCGGGATAAGCCCTGCCCAGTTGAGCCAGTTGCTTGGGGGCAATAGCCATCGAAACATAGGGGACAAAATGGCCAGAAAGATTGAACAGGCCTTGGATCGTCCGTTTGGGTGGCTGGATAGTCCACACAATGCTCCTGGCAGTATTAAAAGCGAGTTGGAGTATGTCGGATCAGTCCGTCCGGGAGCTGTACCAGTTGTAGGGGAAGCGATTCTTGGGATTGACGGAATGATCGATATGCTAGAGATCCACGCTGGATGGCTACAAATATACAGCGCGGATAGGGATGCCTATGGGCTGAAAGTGAAGGGAGACAGCATGTGGCCACGCATACAGTCTGGAGAATATGTCGTCATAGAGCCAAACACCCAAGTTCATACAGGTGATGAGGTTTTTGTGCGAACAAAAGATGGGCATAACATGATAAAAATCATGAGTAAAACTCGCGATGGCGATTATCAATTCTCAAGTGTAAACAGTGATCACAGGCCCATCACCTTAAGTCCTGATAGCATCGAGAAAATGCATTTTGTTTCAGCTATTGTTAAGCATACGCGTTATGTTGACAATGATGAAATGCCCGCCCTGTAAACCCCATCTTTATCCCCCTCCAACCGACCTGATGGTCGGTTTTTTTATGCCCACCGAAGAATAATAATAAATAATTATATTATTTATCAAATACATAAAAGAAAAAGTAAATAATTTAGCATTTATCATTTGCATGGCTTTTACCATTTTGCTAAATTCACTTCATCAGCAGACAACGGAGCCTATGAAATGAATGTAGAGCAAATGCTTTCCGAGAACGGAACTGTCCACAAAATTGCGATGGATATTGATCGTGTAATCAATGAGCTTGAGTACGCAGAATCAGATCCAGATGTTGCATATAAACCAGCGGCACTCATTAAAATTTGTATCAATCAGTTAAGGGATAATCTTTCTGTTCTAAACCATGAACTTGGTTATGATTGGCCGGAGAATAAATAAATGAAAACTCCATTAGACATGCTTCATGATATCGTCGCTCAGATTTCCGAAGGCAATACTCTTCTGGAAATGATTTATAGAAACACCGAAGAAATGAACGAGGAAACTGATTGCGGCTTAGCCTGCCTCATTCGCTCTTTCGATAAAACCCGTGAAACAGCTTACGCATACATCGAAGAGTTAGCAAATACTGCAAAGACAGTTAACCCCCCCCCCCATCGGGAATAGAGATGATATTGCCGATGATATTTTTTATGCCACAGTCAGCGCTGCAAAACTCAGGGAACTGGCTCACGTATATAACGAATCATATTTTTCAGGAAAAGACAGTGATGACGCTGATTGCCTGATGGCATCACTTATTTTCGATAATACCATTAAGGTACATGAATTACTGAAAAGCATCGAAATAAAATTAAATTAATTAATAGGTAGTTTAAATCACACCATCCCTGGTGGGGATACGTGCAACCAAATTTCAGAGGAGATTGAAATGAACCAATCTGAAATAGATAGTCTTCTTGAATCAAAAGTTTCGCGGCGTAGGCATTTAAAAAGCCTGGAGTATGGTGTTGGTCATTATGACGTAGAATTCCCCAGCACTATTATCATCGACGGAATAATGTGCCACCACAGCGCTCACCGTCGTTGGAGCGGCATGTTATCTCGCTGCTACAAACCGCACACAGAACAGTTAGAGCACAGTTACGCCGGATGTACTGTTGCCGATGAGTGGCTGCGATTCTCAAACTTTCTGGCGTTCTGGAAAGAAAACTATCGCGATGGATATGTGCTAGATAAGGACCTGCTACACCCTGGTAACAAGATATATGGTCCTGAATACTGCGTATTTGTTCCCCCAGCACTTAACTTATTTACAGGTGATCGCGCCCGTTTACGAGGGAAATACCCACAGGGTGTTATCTGGCATAAACAGTCCGCTAAGTTTCGGGCACGAATCAACGTAAACGGAAAGATTTCACACCTTGGGCTTTTCAACACCACACAGGAAGCCCACTTAGCCTGGCACACAGCCAAGATGCAACAGGCTAAGGACTGGAAGCCCACATGTGATGAGATTCACCCACTACTACATGCAGGCCTGATGAAAAAAATAGCGGGAATGCAACAGCGATTTACTCAACCACGTTAACCAACTTTTAAATGGGTAAGTAAATGTTAATCGATAAAGCGGCATACAAAACAGCATGTCTTTTCTTTATGGTCTATGGCGACGAGTACCGCCATATCTCTAACCTTTTCATGCGCAAAGCTTACGGGGTCTGAATATGCTCAGTAAAGACAGCTCTCTAGAAACCGCAAAAAACACAGCAGATAACCTGTATCAATTAATGGAATTAATTAACTCCAATATTATTGATATGGATATCGAGCAAATAATTTCTCTGTCTGGCCTCTGCCTTGACTTGTCGGCTCAGGTCTCAATATGGATGGATTCGGAGTTTGAACGTCGTGAAAAACAACGTAATTGAAACCTACCGCCGCCGAATTTTAAAGGCAGCGTTATTACGCCACCAGCGTAAAACAGGCGGTAACCGCCTTGTTATTAAGCTTAATAAAGGCGGCATTAACACGGTCGAGTTAACAGAGATTCTTCTCGATGGATTATTACGAAAATTCGAAAGGCTTGCGATCAGTGAGTACGGGAATGTCGAAGGCGTAAAAGCTATCAAGGGAATTTACAGCAGCGCTGTTGATGTTAATGGCAGCGGTGAATTCCTTACGGATTGCGGGAAGGAATTAATCGACGAGCTCATTTCTGAGCTGGTTGAGTTCGTCAAAAAACAAAAAGTAGAGGCTCCGAAAACGGAGGGTCATGAAATGGTAGGATCTGATGGCACTGACAGCGATACGAATTCCTGAGTGGGTTCACCTGCAGTGGGCTTTCATGAACTGAATACAGGAGTGTAATTCGTGAAAAAATACGAAATTGACCATTTTTTAGAATCTAAAATCTCGCAGAAAAAGAAGAAGATACTCATTTGCGGCATTGGGCGTTTTGATGTCGATTTCCCGTGTGGAATCTGGATAGACGGTAAATGCCATCATCACAGCGCGTACGAAGTCTGGCGTCACATGATTCAACGTTGCTACAAACCGAACACAGAGCAGGATGCGCGCATCTACGCAGGATGTATTGTTTGCGATGAGTGGTTGTATTTCAGTAATTTTCTGGCCTTCTGGAAAGCTTATTACCGTGAAGGCTGCGCACTGGACAAGGATTTATTACATCCGGGTAATAAAACTTATTCACCAGAGCATTGTGTATTCATTCCGCAAGCGCTTAACAACTTTGGCGCTGACCACACCAGAGCACGCGATGAATTACCGCAGGGTGTGAGCTGGCACAAGCCACATAGTAAGTTTCGGGCGCGAATCCGCATAAACGGGAAAACCAAACATCTCGGGTTGTTCGACAGCGCACAGGAAGCACATAAAGCATGGCATGCAGCCAGGATGCAACAGGCTAAGGACTGGAAGCCAGTCTGCGATGAAATCCATCCAGACCTACACGCCGGATTGATGCAAAAAGTAGCAGGGGAAATAAAACGATGAACGATAAACGCACCGTAAGCACAATTGATCTGGCATTGCAGAAACACGATACGCCAGTTGGCCCGCTTTTCGTGGCAGTACGCCACGGACGCATTAAAAAATGCTTCACGCGAGATACGGCGATCCGCTATCTGGCGTTCTTCATGACCACCGGGGCTTTTGAGCGTTCAGGTTTTCCACAGCGTCACCCGCGGGTGCGTATTGATCGCGATGATATGGAGGTATGGCGAGACGGGGAAACAAAGGCGGAGTATCTGGCCGCCCACCAGCGTTGTATTCGCCGTCTGCGTCGTATCCTGGCGCGCAAGCGAGAAATGGAGAAATGGTGTGAAAAATGGGACGCAATGCACGAGCGCTACGTCAAAGAGGTGGATGCATTGCAAGCCATCAAACCAGCAGGAGTGTATTGATGGTTGATTCAACGTTTAACCCAGAGCCGACATCAACCGGCATCCGTTTTGGTAACCGCGTTATTGGCTATTCCGTTGCGGTTCGCCAGCTCGACAACGGTAATTATGACAAACGAATTCCGGATGGATTAGATCTGCTGGCTTGCATCATGGAAGCGATTGAAAGCGGCTGGTTTACCCCGGGCATCGAGAAAGAAATCATCATTTGGCGCTGGATGCTGGTTGCCGTCTTCATTGCCGAGGAGCAGGAAAAGAACGGCACGGTTGAGGTTGCCAACGATTCTGGAGGGTTTGACACCGCAGTTATCTACTCCGGACAGCACGGTTCAATCAGTGTTTATCCTGCGCCAGAGCGGTTCGCACTCGCAAGCCATGTGGAAGGGTTAGCTATTGAGAAATACGGTCAGGAACTCGGCCAGCAGATGGCGCTGCGCATGTACCGGGACATGTTAGATACGGACGCTGAGAACGGGCTTCGACTCTCAAAAATGGGGCGGGAGGGTTTTAATCTCCTGCATGACAGCTTCATTGAACAGATTCAGAAAGAAGGTATGCCTGACATGCCGGTTATGCACTGAGGAGGACGAAAATGAACACTGTAACGATCAACAACAAACAGCTGCCGGCAGTCGAGTATCGCGGTCAGCGCGTTGTGACGCTAGCGATGATTGATGAAGTCCACCAGCGACCTGAAGGAACCGCTCGTGCTGCGTTTAACCGCAACCGTTTTCACTTTATCGAAGGGGTGGATTTTCTTGAAATGACTGCGGACGTAATACGTACGGAGTCACTTTCTGATGCCTTTGCCGCGCGCACTGCCAAAGGAATCATTCTTTTCGAGTCTGGTTACCTGATGCTGACGAAGCCGTTTAACGATGATCTTGCCTGGCAGGTTCAGCGCGAACTGGTTAACAGCTATTTCCGCACTCGCGCGCCGCTGACGGAAATCGAGATGATCGCCGCAATGGCCGCCGATGCCGTTCGCCAGCAGAAGCGCCTGAATCATGTTGAAGAGCAGATCGAAACGGTCACAGAAGCTGTGGAGAACATCAAACGCGGGACCATGCGCGCCGGTTATGTCGGTTACCGCCAGGTGGTCGCCAAAAGCGGCATGACTGATGCCAAGTGCAGGAATCTGGTCAATGCTTATCGCATCCCTACAGACACGCACGAATTTATGACACCAGACGGTCTCCTTTCTCGCCGGGCCATTGTGGAGTTTGAGCCGTTCATGAAGGCATTCCGCCAGATGATGTCTGAAGCTGAACCGCGCGGCACACGCTGGTATCACCCAAAGATGGGGCTGTTTCAGGCTATCGGGTGGGAGGGTAAAGCATGATCATCCAGTCGAAACTTATCCGCGCTGCTCTGGTGTGCGCTGCCAAAAACGATGTCCGTTACTACCTGAACGGGGTGCATATCACTCCGAAATATATCGAGGCAACTAACGGGCATGTCGCGTTGCGCATGGAGCACGGCATCCGGACGAAGAAAAACGTCATCGTCCAGTTTGAAGGGCCGGTTCCGGCGAAAGCGGAAACCACTGAACTGGTATTCAACAAAGAAGCCTTTGCCATTCACCGGGACGCATTCGAGCGCCGGATTTCGATCACCGGTATCAGGCTGGTTGATGGTCGGTTTCCAGACCTGGAGCGTGTCATTCCGAAAGAAGTGGATTTCGGCATCAGTCCGGTTATCCAGGCTGAATACCTCGGTTATCCGGAGAAGATGTTTGGGCGCGAGAGGAAGTTTATTCCCGTTCAGTTACGCCCTTCCATTGAGCATGGCGCGGTACGCATTCAGTTCGATCCGGTTATCGACGCCACATACGGTAACCCTGAGTTCGTTGTGATGCCATGCCGTGATGACGCATTCAAAGTTGTTAGGGAGCATCTGGCATGAAAATCCAATACCAGGACTACGGCGCCGCGGCGAACATAGAGATCACCAGTACCGTGTTTGAGTTCCGTAAGCATAACCGGGTGGTGGATGCCACCTTGCTCTGCACGCCAGGCATCATTGAAACCCGTAGCGGCGTGCTTTTCATGAAGTCAGTTTTGTCCGGTAAATCCCGCGATATGTTGCGGGCCTACAAAACCGTACAGCGGGAGGCTAAGCGATGAAGCCATTTCTCCTGGCCATGCTGTTTGGCCTGCTGCTGGTGGCCGTCGTGTTCGGCGCGCTGATTGAATATAAGTTTTTGGTGAGGTAGCGAGGCGCTCCATGAATCAGCCAGTTTTAGAAATTATTAAGCGTTGGACCCGTCTGGCAACGGAGGCCAAGCAGCTGGGGCTCACCACCATCCCTATCGACCCGGAAAACATGCTGATGGTCATGGGAAATCTGCCAGCTAGTGAAGACTATCAGGCTGCAATCGATTTTTTGCGCAAGAGAGCGGCCAGCGAACTTGATGGCGGTTTTAGAGCGCACCACAACGCACTTATTTATGCGGCAAATGAACTGGAAAATGCCCAGGCATTTGGGCGGGAGGTAGGTCATGAGTCTTGATTGCGTACCACTTTCAACCTACTGCCGGGACGCCGGAGAAACGGTTGAAGCCGTTAACAAACGGATACAAAGGGGGTTATGGAAAGAGGGTGTCCATATATTAAAAGTCGATGGCGTTAAAGAACGCTGGATAGACTTAACGGAGGTTTCAAAGTGGGCAAGAAAGAACAAGGATCATTATCTCTCCCAAGAGGAGTAACCATTCGCCAGCATAAAACTGGCGATACCCTGGTGATCACATTCACCTACAAGGGGGTTCTCTGCCGGGAGCCCCTTTCCAGAATGGAAGCAAACGCGCGCGGCGTGAAGTATGCCGAGCGCCTGCTGGGGGAGATACAGAACCAGATCGCCGGCGGCACATTCGATTATGCGAAATACTTCCCCACCTCCAAAAAACTGGAGCTGTTCGGGGTAGTGAAGAAAACCAAAAATATTAAGTCCTACCTGGACGAGTATCTGAAAATCTGCCAGAACCGCAACCTTTCGCCCTCCACTATTGGCGGTTATGAAAAGTGCCTGTCTGCGCTATCTGCGCTGCACAAAATGCATGTGTCGGAACTGACCCCTGCGGTCCTCAAAAACTGGATCGCCAGCAGAAAAACAAAGCTGAAAACGATCAGGAATAACCTCTCGTTTCTGCGCAGCGCCATAGATGAAGCGGTGACTGACGGCCTGCTGACAATCAACCCGGTAACCCTTGTCAGCGCGAGTCGGTACCACGTGATCGACAGCAGCCCGAATAGTGACGATTACGAAGTTGATCCGTTCACACCAGCGGAAATCAGCGCTATTTACCAGAGCTGCAGATATCAGGAATGGGAAAACCTGTTCCGTTTCGCATTCAATACAGGTTTACGCAGCTCTGAGCTGTGTGCGTTACGCTGGCCTGACCTCGACAATATCGCTAAAACAGCTCACGTTCAGGCGGCGAGTGTGGTTGGCGTTCTTAAAGGTACCAAAACAAAAGCCGGTACCCGTAAAGTAGAATTAAACAGCGAGGCGCTGGCCGCGCTGCAGGCGCAGAAACAATTCACGTTCATGAAAAGTGAGTTTATTTTCAGCGATCCTAAAACGGGTGAGCCTTGGGCGAACGCCGACGCAATACGAAAAAAAGCATGGGTGCCAACACTCAGAAAAGCTGGCGTTCGATACCGTAACCCGTACCAGACCCGCCACACATTCGCCACCAGACACATTAGCCAAGGCGTAAACCTTTTCTGGCTTGCCGGGCAGATGGGGCATAAAGGGCCGGAAATGCTGTTCCGCAATTACGGTAGATATCTGGCTGAATACGACGGAAAAACCGCCATTTCTGCAGTTCAGTAGCGTGGTGAATATTTCAAAATGTTGGACGGAATCAGGACGTTAGAGGGACCACGATATACACTTAAAATGCACTTGAGGCATTTCAAAAAACAGAAATCATTAATATTCAATAGGTTAATCATTATTCGGACACGGGTTCAACTCCCGCCAGCTCCACCAAAATTCTCCATCGGTGATTACCAGAGTCATCCGATGAAGTCCTGAGAGCCCGCACGGCGCAAGACCTGCGGGCTTTTTTGTGCCCTCAGTTTGTCCCGCGAAGTCCGAAGAGAACTAATTAAATCCGAACCTTTTAGGCCCATTGATAGGCCCAACGAAAAGCTCTATTGTTTTCGTTGGGCCTAAACGCATGGAGACTCCCCATGGCAAGAAAAACCAAGCCGTTAACCGATACGGAAATCAAAGCCGCCAAACCTAAAGATGCCGATTACCAGCTGTATGATGGTGATGGGCTTACTCTGCTAATCAAGTCCAGCGGTAGTAAGCTCTGGCAATTCCGTTACTATCGGCCTCTAACCAAGCAGAGAACCAAACAGAGCTTCGGTGCCTACCCTGCCGTCTCGCTTTCTGATGCACGTAAACTTAGAGCCGAATCTAAAGTTTTATTGGCGAAAAACATTGATCCGCAGGAGCATCAGAAAGAACAGCTCAGAAATTCACAAGAGGCCAAAACCAACACTTTCTTGTTAGTCGCCGAACGTTGGTGGGATGTGAAGAAAGCCAGCGTAACAGAGGACTATGCCGACGATATCTGGCGCTCGCTTGAGAGAGATGTTTTCCCGGCAATCGGTGATATCAGTGTCACTGAGATTAAGGCGCATACTCTGGTTAAAGCAGTTCAGCCGGTTCAGGCAAGAGGTGCATTAGAGACTGTTCGCCGCCTTTGTCAGCGTATTAACGAAGTCATGATTTATGCGCAGAACACAGGCTTGATTGATGCAGTTCCCAGCGTAAACATAGGGAAAGCGTTCGAGAAACCGCAGAAGAAAAATATGCCGAGTATCCGCCCGGATCAACTTCCACAGTTAATGCAAACAATGCGTACGGCAAGTATCAGTATGTCAACGCGGTGCTTGTTCATGTGGCAGCTTCTCACCATTACCCGCCCTGCCGAAGCCGCTGAGGCACGATGGGATGAGATCAATTTCAATGCTAAAGAATGGAAAATTCCAGCAGCTCGAATGAAGATGAACCGAGACCATACGGTTCCCCTATCGGATGAGGCTATCTCAATTCTGGAAATGATGAAGTCCCTCAGTGGTGGTCGAGAGTTTATATTTCCCAGTCGCATCAAACTAACCCAGCCAATGAACAGCCAAACAGTTAATGCCGCACTGAAGCGTGCTGGCTTAGGAGGCGTACTCGTTTCACACGGCTTACGTTCTATTGCCAGTACGGCTCTCAATGAGGAAGGATATCCACCTGATGTCATTGAAGCAGCACTTGCTCATGTAGACAAAAATGAGGTACGTCGCGCTTATAACCGAAGTGATTATCTTGAGCAACGTCGTCCGATGATGCAATGGTGGGCTGATTTTGTTATGGCTGCTGATCGCGGAAGTATGATTGAAGGTGGAATAAAAGGAGTACGGCTTGTGGGATGA